ATATTTCTGTACCAACTCTGCTTCTGATTTTGCAGTGCCGTCCATATCCAAAAATGTACTGATCCCAGTACCTGTTGCGGCGATATTTACAGCGCCGTCATCCGTTTGAGGTGTTACAAAAGATGGAATGTTATCATTCTCATCCTGCTTCCTCTTTATTTCAAATCCAAATAAATCCATAGTTAATCCTCTAATAGAGGGAGAGAAAAACTCTCTCCCCTAATTATTGTCCAATTAAGCGTTGGTGCCGCCGGTGCCAGTAATGCCACCATCAACGTTCCACCAATCATATTGGAATGTCACATCAAATCTTTCAATGTCGTCCGTAGTGTTCCAGTCCATAGCAATTGAAGCAACTGCTGTTGGGAACAGACCATTAAAGTTATACGTTCTCAACGGTACACCAGTTTTTGAGTACTGAGTAATCTGTGCTTGTGACTTATACTCTGAACTCGCCGCTGTTGCTAACTGTCGTGTATTACCTTCGTGTGCATTGATTGAAGCCATCCAGTTTTCCATCGCATTGCGAATTAGGAAGTCTTCATCATTCATGATAGTAACAGTCCATTCAGCGAATGTCCTGTCACCTGCGATTTTTACTTTACGACCGAAATACGGGATCTCGATTGTGCCCAGAGTACTCTCTGGAATTGCTGCCGCCTGTACCATGAAAGGTGTTTTAAGATCGGCTATAGCATTTACAGGGTTTGTAATCTGTACTTGAAATAGCGATGCTTTAGCACCCCCGAAGGTCAGTTGGCTTTTAATTTCATTAATGTTGAAAGCCATTATTCATATCTCCTTTGATTAATATTTATTAAAACTGACCTACTACTTCAGAAAACTCTACGCCCGATCTAACGGCTACAAAGTTAAGCTGAATGAAGTTGATAGAACGTGCTGGCTTGATATAGATATCGCCAACAAATTGGTTACTATCAATGACGTTTGAGGTGTTGTTAGTTTCGTCACAAACAACTCTAAAGTCATAGATACCACGTCTACCTTGAACATCTCGCAAGAAAGGCTCAACTAGGTTCTTGAACTGGGCTCTCGTAAAGTCATCGTTGAACTCAAACAATGTAGACTTAGCGGCTACACCGATTGCTTTCTCTAGTACAATGAACAGTCTACGCACGTTGATTCTGTCAAACGCTGAAGTTGTTGGAGCAAAAGTCTTGTCTCCGAACAATACAGTGCCTTGTCCTGGCTGTGTAATAACTGGATTGATCTTTGCTCTATAAAGCACATCTCTCTCAGCTTTAGGTGGATTCAACTGTAGCTTAACAACGTTCTTGATATTTCCTCTACTGTAACCAGCAGGTGAGAACCAAGGGTCTCTTACGTCATCAGTTCTTGCACAAAGACCTGCGATATCAGCATTCAATGGAATCCAACGATATACGTCTGAGTACTTGTCATACTGATATTTATATCCGCTGTCCACGACTGCAAATGTAGAAGCAGTCAGTTCATTAGCAAACGCCGTCATATCAGCGACAGTAGTATCGCTTAGTTCTGGTGAAATAAATGCTACACAATCTTTACGAACTTCACAGATATTATTGATAATGTGATTCGCAAGGACTGATCCTCTTGCTTTACCTTGAATAATGAGTGATACGTCTACGTCAGCTGGATCGGTATACAGACTATAACCAGCAGTTAGACTACCTATTGCAATAGAACTTTCGTCTGCGCTATCAACTCCACTTGTAAGATTTGCTTGCCCGTAAGTCAAACTTGCTTGAAGCCCTGCTTGAGCAACAGTACATGCAATCCAGTCTGAACGGTTATCAAAAACATCTGGAGAGAAGTTAGTTGATCCATCTGGATTAATTGAACCTGCTGAAGTGTTGATATCTTCAAATGTTTCTAAGATTGTTCCTGCAGTACCAGAAATTGCACCATCTCTGTCACGTACAACAACGTGCATTCTACTTGCACTTGAAGGAGCAGAGTCAAACAAATCTGCGTCTCTCCACTGAGTGCTAAATGTGGTAGAATACTGAGATCCGTCTGCTGGACTGTATAGTCTATCAAAAGTGATCTCTCTTAGGTATGGACCTGATCCGGTAGCATCATCTATATTAGTAACAACTAATTCACTTCCAGTTGATAGAACAATTCTGTCTCCTACTGAGAGATATGCAGTAACAGTTGCTTCGGCTGCCGCACTAATGCTACCTTTGTTCTTATAAGGTTGAATTGTTAAAACATCTGTTCTTGCTGTAGGAGCCATATTTGAAGTTCCCACACAGTGAGATACTTGAATAGAGTTGCCTAATGTGCCTTTATATTTTGCACTAAAGTTTGTACCGGTAGATGCTACAGCACTACCGACAACACGTGTTACGTATAATGCATCACTATACGATAAAAAGTTTGCGGCAGAAAAGAATGTCTCGTAGTTTGACCACTGACTTGTCGTTACTGTACGAGCGGTGCCTTCTACGATAGTAGGAGACGCATCGTTAGCAGAACCTGTACCGCTACCTGTGTAAGCGATGCCATATGTTCCAACTACTTGATTACCAACTGTAGCCCATGTAAGTACAATCTTTGCACTAATCAGTGATACAGCGAAAGCAGTTATGCCGTCTACAGTTAGTTTAGTTTGAATAGCAGTTGCTACAGCAGATAGATCAGCATAATCACCTGCGGCAGTAGTATAAGTTTCGCTACCAACTGTGAGTGTCCATGTATCAGTAACGGCACCACTTGCTGTGGGTACTGCAACATCGTCAAACGTTACAGTCTCTGCCGTACCTGCCGAATTTTCGACTGTCGTAGAGCTACTTAATGGTTTACCAAAGCGATTAACTAGGTCTTGCTCTGATGTTACTAGGATTCTTTCTAGTTCTGGACCCCAACGGAAAACACCTGCGATAGCGCCTTCAGTTGTTGCTACAGCGGGGACGACATTAGTTAAGTCGATTTCGCTGATATTAACGCCTGGACTTGTTTGAAAAGCCATTTCTCATTTCTCCTTGTTTATTTTGTAAGTTATAAACTTCTTTATTTCTATATTTATAAAAACAGCAATTTAGTAGTTTAACCATCGTGCTGATCCTAACTGTTCCTCTTCAAGGATATCCTCGTCATAAGTATTAAAACCAATTGGTAGAAGGCTTTCCATAAGTTCTTCCTCGTTCCTTGATCTGAGTTTATCGATAGTATTTATGTCTGTGACTTCTTTGAAAAACGCTTGATCGGTCATCCATCCGAATAACACTAGACACATAACTAAATCATCGTGGGCTCCAGATTCCGCTTCATAAGAATTACCACGTCTGGAGAATGTTGAAAGTTCATTTATTGTTTGGAAGTCATTTATTATTAACTGATCTTGCTCAATCAACATTTTAAGCATATTACAGCCTATAGACTTCACATTTTTAGTGGTTCTAATTCCTTTATCAGAATTTTTTGAGAACCCTGTAGATAGTCTTTTTCCCGCCCTTCCTGCCGACTCAGTAAACATTAGCGTATCAACCTCGAATTCATAATGCAATACTTCTGATACTTGTTCGCCAATGTCATTTACCTCTATCAGAGTATAAGCTTCGTTATATCTCTCTATACTTCTATATATGATTTCAGCGTAGTCGATAGGCGTGATATTATTGTCTCTATAAACGCATACTTGTTTGTAAGGCATTTCAGTGACATCAATGATCTGGAATGCAGAATAATCTAGACCCTTACCTCTTGATACGTCTACAATACAACAGTACACGTGTCCTTGTTGAGGTTGTTCGTAGACTTTTACTGTTTGAGTCTGAGCAATAGGCGTCAAATCAACCATAGTTTTAAGCTTTGAGCCTTCAATCAATGTTCCAGAAGAACCTAAGAAAGCACATTCAAATTCTTGCGAGAACTTTTGTTGATCAAAGTCCATAGCCGCAAGAGTTTCTTTTTTCCACTTGTCATCACGACCAGGAACTTTGTTCCAAGGTACTTCAACGTAAATGTAACCATTCCTATCTTCTTGTGCGCCAACACAAGTTTTATAGAAGTGATTCAGTCCGTTAGGTGTAGAAGTGAAAAGAATTTTGGTGGTATTACCAGACGAAATCGTTGGAAAAACAGAAGCAAAGAACTCATCCCAGTTCTCTACGAATGCAGTCTCATCGATATACAAGAATGATATAGATTTACCACGAATAGCACTAGATGATGTAGAACCAGCAATGATCTTACATCCATTTTCAAACTCAACAGAACCTTTGTTCCATTCGATAACGCCCTGTTGTAGCCAAGCTGGGAGTGCTTCGTATGCAATTTTGATTCTATCTAAGATTTCACGTGCCGCATCGCCTTTGTTTGCAAGTAGTGCAACAGTTTTAAAGTCGTTAAAGATGATATAGTGCAAGATTACTGCAACGGCTGTAGTGGTCTTACCAGCCTGTCGAGAGGTGTTAACTGTAACCCGTCTGTTTTCAGT